ACGTGTGCTATTCCGATCTTCAACTGCCTGCTCAACGTCCTCGACGGGTTGCGCGGCCATCCAAACCATTGCCAGAAGCGTTTCAAGGTCGCTGCACTGCAAATTTAACTGGGCAAGATTTATGCAATCCTGAGCTACAAAATTGCGCAACGTGAGCGGCCCGAGTTGCATCGTTGAACTGATAAATGGGTTTTTCATACGAGGCGTGCAGCATCCTGTTTAAGCCATTCCGGGGAGTGATCGTAAACAACCGCTGTAGTCAACCCCTTGCGTAGACGGATGCCCGTTGCCATCTCGTGCGCCTGTCGCTTCATATCTCGTGAGTTGTCACGAAATGCCCGCATAACCGCCACAGGGTGCCATTCGTTGGCTTGGCACCAGGCTAAAGAGTTCCACGCTTTTTGAAACTCCTCAAACGTCATTTTTCCATCTGGAAACGCAATCGGTTCCGTGCCGTCAAAGATCCATGTTGCATACGGCTTGCCGGCTTCCATTACTTTCTCAAGCTGTGGCGTGCCAAACGTGCCACCCAACGAATGCCAAGCGGCTGCCATGTCAGTGTTGGGTGAGCGGCGAACGTCGTCGTGGTCGACGACAACGTGATAAGTGTTCCCCTGTTTGATCATAATTGTTTTGCTTAATTAACTTAAGACGCTGATGGGTAACTAATTCCAGAAGCTTCCCAAGCGTTAAAGTCATCATTTTTTGTTGATGCAGTGACTTTGGTTACAAACGCTTTGCCCGTTGCTCCACTAAGACCAAGATTGCCAATGCCTGTGGAATAAGGATTTGAGCCACGGCCTTTTGCCGAAAACTCAAAAGTGCTGTCGTAGGTTTTAGTTTGCGCCTGCTGTCCGAGTGAATCAATCAAACGCTTAAATTCGGCTTTGTGAGTAAGATCCACAGACTCAACAATCCCGCCGCCGCCAGTTATTAGAGTGACGCCAAAAGTAGCCATAAAATTATTCGTGCAGAGTGTAAGTTGCGCTAGACGTGCTGAAATCGTCATTTGTTTGTGCAAGGCTTGATTCAGTGCAAGTTGCTCCGCTAAAATTGCCTGTGGGTACTGTGACCAAAACCGCATCGGACTTTGTTTTTACCGTGGTCTTTGTTTCAGACCTTGGCTTTGCCTGGGCCACAATTACTTGCCCGTTTTCGTTGCGAATAGTCGCAATTTCAATGGTCTTCTCTTGCGAGGACTCCTGCAAATATCCGCTGGGTGGTGTTACGCCGAATGCGTCGGCTCCAAATGTAATAGCCATAAAATTAGATAGGTGAGAAACCGACGATGTATTGAAGAGGAGTTTGCCAGTGCCGCTCGGCATGCGCGGAATCATCTGATACCGCTACAATGCCAGCGAGCTGCACGACGGTTGACGTAATCGAAATGGTGCGCATAAACGAATCCACAGACGCTACAAATGCAATGTGCGCCTCAGGTGTGGTGTCATCGGCCTGCGAGCAAGGAATAACGGTTAACTGCCCACGTCCAAGCGGAGAGCCCACAACCGAGTCCGAGCGGAGCTGCAACAAAATAGCCGGCGAGGTCACTCGCTCGTTGTCCTGCGGTTCGCCAACGTAAACGTCGGGAAACTCGGCCTTGAGTGCGTCTGCGATTGCTGCCGCTAAAATGCCACCAATCATCGCGAGACGTCCTCCAAATAGATGCTCCACGCCGTTGGGCGATCTGCCGTGCGAACGATGCGCCGCTCAACACCTCGGATTGTTAAGCGGTCGCCTTTCTGCGGTGTAGGAAAGCCACGTTTTTGCATGTAAATCTCGCAGCTGATGTGCGTCTCAAACCCGCCGTAGTTAAGCACCTCGGATGTGTTGGTTTCGTTAATCACGCCTTTGTAAGTCTGCCCGAGATAATCAAATTCCTCGCCCATAAAGTCCAAGGACTGAGCGAGTGCATTAGCTGCGGTGTCAAACCACATTCCCATTAGTCGGTTTTCTTGCGCTTGGCAGCGGGTGTTGCTGCTTGCGGCTTGTTGCGCTTTTCGCGGTCAGGTTCGGAAAGAATAAAAAGCCGAACTAGGCCAACGTCATTGCAAGCTTTATAAAGTTCGACTGCCTCCCCATAATTGTCCGAGGTCAGAATTACTTCGTTGTCGCGGGTGACGATTGTCAATTTTGCGCTCATAATTGGATAATTCAAAGGGGCGGAGGCGATTAAACCCCCGCCCCGGTTAAGTTTACTGGGAAACAATACGCACGCCCATTTCAGAGCGGCCCTTCTGGATTCCGTAAAGAATGCCAAAGCTGTACACCAATTCTGCCGTGTTAACGTCGTAGAAGCGGCGCATTTGCACTGGCAGGTTGATGCCGGGCACAACAACGTCAGCGATCTCAGCGCCCATCTGCACTGCTCCGTCAGCGTTAACCGAGCGGCCAGCCATCAAGAGCGCGGATTTGTGAAACGCAAAACCAGCGAGGTATTCACCGTTTGCGTCTGCAAGCGTGGACTCGTAAACGTCAAATCCAGCAACGCGAGGAATGAAACCTTCAGCCTTCTGCGCAATGAAGCCGGGGAACTCAGCCGTGTTGAGCGACTTGAGCAGGCTAGCAAAATACGCGGGCGAAAGAACAACAGCGCGGCCCTGCTGAGGAGCGCCAGCAAGGTTAAGCTGCGCACGGAGATCGGCAAGATCGTTGCGATCAAAGTTTGCGGCGGTGCTCGTCAATGGAGTCGACGTGAAGTTTGCTGCGGTAATCAGATTCCACAACGCGCCAAACACGCTCTCACCAACGGCTTGCATTGCTGGCTGCACAAACAAATCGTTGAGGTTGATCGAAGACTTAGAACGCTCAAGATCGTTGAACCCGTAGACAAATCCGGGGTAACTATCCAGCGTGATGGTCTTTGCAACCGTCTGCACGCCAGTGCGGGAGAACCCAGAGGTAAGGTCCTGCGCGGTAACGTTTACTGGATAACGGGTTGTGATGCTTGCGCCACGATCAGCGATCTCGGAAGAGAAGTCGTAGGTTATTCCCGATAATGGAGCAAACAGTTGAGCGAGATAGGGTAGTGACTCCTGAGCCACGGCGTTTAGGTTTACACCTGCGATTGTGTTGGACATATAGTGTTAATTTAGAGTGGTTTAGCTGCGGAGGGTGTCACGATGCTTCGTGTAAAATTCGTTACGTGCTTCAACGGGAAGCGCGTGGTATTCGGCCCAGAGTTCCTTTGCTGTTTTAGGAGCGCCTTCAGCCGCGATGATTGCAACGGGCTCAACGCCAAGGTTTGCCACAATCGCGTTAGCTTTTGCAGCGGCGTCGAGTTCGGCAGCGGCCATAGCGGCCAGAGTTGCGGTGTGCTCGGCGGTCAGCGATTGAAACGCCAACACCGCTGCGCTTAGGTCGGTCTGCGTTGCAGAAAGTGCGGCTAAAGTCGCCGTGTGTTCGGCGGTGAGGGTCTCAAATGCCTGCGCGTCAGCACGGGCGGCGGTCAGCGCCTCAAGCGCCTCGGCGAGGGTATTGGGAAGATCCATATACCAATGCGCCCCGCGTAAAGCAAAACGCCGCGCGAGCGTGGAACTCGGGCGGCGTTAAGAAGAGGTGGTGACTGTGTTAACCAACGAGCGCCAACAATCGCGCGTAGGCTAGCTCTTCAGTTGCCACCTTGTCAATCAATTTGTTTGACAGTGCCCGACTTGCAAGAAACGCCTGCCCGCGCATCGCCTCGGCTGGCACGTTGCGATTGCGCAACACGTTGGAGCGGAAAAGGTCAAAGTTGTCCTGGACGTACTCGGTCAGCGACGCACGTTGAGCAGCCGTAAGCTCCGGCCCCATCATCGCGCCTTTTAGATCGCCCTCGGCGTTTGTGATCGGATCCCATTCCATGCCCTCCTCAGCCCACATCGCGGACGTTGAAATCCACGGAATGATTGCGCCAATGCTACCAACGGTCGCGCTTGGAGATGCCCAAACTTCGCGGCAACTCACGGCAATATTGTAGGCCGCAGAACACGCTAGTCCATCGGTGTAAGCGAGTGTTGGAATCTGGCGCGAAATTACTTGCAGCGCGTCGGCCACTTCAGAATTACCATTGCAAGCGCCGCCGGGAGAATCAATCTCAAGCCAAATTCCACGGCAACGGGCTTCCATTGCGGCTTCGAGTTCGTCTTCGATGTCCTCATAATCGGTTGCTCCGCAGCATTTTTCTATGGGGGAAATATCGCGTGCCAGCGTGCCGCAAATTTCGATGTGCGCAATTCCGTTAGAGTCAATGGTCATCTCCTCGCGAGGATTTACCATCATGCTCATGTCTGGCATCTCGTAGTTGTCGCCGTTGATGCGCGGCCTCAAAATGCGGTCGATTGCTGCAAATCCTGCGGGGGAAATAAACCACGGCTCGCCGTAGACTTTGGAAATAATGCGTGAAAAACTCATGGCGTTGGTAACAT